GCAATGACAGTGTTTTATAGCTAGGGTAATTCAAATGGCTCGTGAAGTTTCTTCCATAACCAGAGTAGGCACTTCTGAGCCTTTTGAGCTTCAAGTCGCTAGGGGTCAAATTGCCTACCATGAGTCTGTTTACAAGTTTGGCAACAACCCGGTAGTTGCGGACTCCGTAGAGACCATTTGGCCACAGGGTGGGCTGTATTCATACCTGTCTGCGGCGACTGTGCTAAAGGTTTCCAGTAGCTCTACCAATGACGCTTCGGCGGGCACGGGGGCCAGAACCGTTGAGTTGTTTGGACTTGATGGCGATTACAACGAAATATCAGAGACTGTCACCCTAAATGGGCAGACGGCGGTCAACACCACGCAGTCTTATCTGCGGATAAACCGGATGATTGTCCGGTCTGCGGGGTCTGGAGAGGCAAACGCAGGGAACATCTATGCGGGCACCGGCACTGTCACCACGGGCGTACCAGCAAACATTTATGCAATTATCAATGGGGACGGCTCAAACCAGACCCTGATGTCGCTGTGGACTGTACCGGCGGGCTATACAGCCTATCTGATGCAGTATGATGTTTCTAACGGAACAACATCAAACACGCCAGCAGTATGCAAGTTGTCGCTAGTTGCAAGGCCGCTTGGCGAGGTATTTCAGGTCAAGGATGTGAAATCACTCACCACGGGGATGCACATCGAAAACACGCTTGTTATCCCAATTAAATTCGCGGAAAAGACGGATATTGAGGCGCGGGCGATTTCTTCTTCGGCAAGTGTAACTTTTGATATATCCGCCTCTTTTGAGATTATTTATATTAAGAATGGGAGTGACCTTGCCTAATGGCTACTGCTAAGAAAAAGGGAACTATGAAAGGTCACACCATTAAAGGTGGTCATAAGCGTCCAACTAAGTCTGGCGCAGGTATGACCAAGAAAGGTGTGGCTAAATATCGTAGAGACAACCCTGGTTCTAAGCTACAAACAGCGGTAACAGGCAAGGTTAAGAAAGGCAGTAAAGCAGCAAAACGACGCAAGTCTTTTTGCGCTCGTTCTGAGGGACAAATGAAGAAATTTCCAAAGGCGGCTAAAAACCCTAATTCTAGGTTGCGTCAAGCAAGAAAACGGTGGAAGTGTTAAAAGTGGTAGAAGTTACTATACATGATGTTGATAAACGATTGAGTAATGTTGAAATTACGTTAAACCGTTTAGAAAACAATCACTTAGCGCATGTTGAGAAAAAAATCGACAAACTAGACAACCGTTTGTGGATGCTTTTGTCTGTCGTCTGTATTGAAGCAATTGGCATAATAGGGATTTTGCTAAAATGAGCCGAGTAAGAACAGGAACGGTTGTGCCCGCCGCTAAATGCGGTGTTGTTCGGATGGCAAAAGGTGGTGCTGCTAAAAAGAAAAAAGGCAATAAGATATGCCCAGAAGGCATTGCTTGGGCAAAACGCACTTTTGATACCTATCCCAGTGCTTATGCCAATTTAGCAGCCTCTAAATACTGTAAAGACCCTAATTACGCAAAGAAGTCGAAGAGAAAGAAGCGTGGGTGATTTAAAGAAGTGGGTTGACCAGGACTGGGTCAGGATAGACAGCTCCGGCAACATCGCCGGGAAATGCGGCACGTCTAAGGATAAAAAGAACCCTGATCGGTGCCTGCCAAGATCAAAGGCAGAAAGCCTGTCCAAGAAAGAACGTGCAGCCACTGCTCGTAAAAAGAAACGAGAGGGCAAAAAGGGTAAACAGGTTGTTTCTAACACCAAGAAAGCCAAAGTTCGCAACTTAAACATGGGTGGCGAAGTAAGTCGTGGGTGTGGGGCAATCCTGTCTGACCGTAAAAAAAGAACACGGTATGCATGAATTCTTTGTTGACGACGAAAAAAAGATTTACAATGAAATTAGAGAGTGGTCAAAAACACTCTTAGAAGAAAACAACCCAGATTTCAATGGGTTACCCGCTTGTCCATATGCCAAAGCGGCATGGGCAGCGCAACGGGTTTCGGTTATTTTTAAACGCGATCCCGCGAATTATCATGACTTGTGGTCAGTCATATCTACCTGGGACGACAAGGTGGATTTGGTAATCATCGTGGACCTGGCGTTTCCCGAAGACTCGGAAGCCTTCCACGAATACCTCGATGACATCAATCAAGCCATATCTGACGGTATGTTTATAGACCGGGACATCTGGGTTATGGGATTTCACCCAGACCAGGAGCCCAATGAGCTTGTAGACAATGGCTCTTTTGAGCCAGCAACCGCAGAAGAATATGCGATGATATTCGTTCAGCGCCTTAGTAAGCTGGAGGAATCAGCGGATAAGATACGAAATTTAGGTTATTATGACCGTTATTTTGACGAATATGACGTCGAAAAGATGTACAAGGTTCGCCACGAATTTTACAGGAGATTGAAGGATGGGTAGTTCCAGAGTCAATATAGGTAATGCAGCCCCTAGCAGGAAGAAAGCTAAGAAGCCAAAGAAAATGATGCGTGGTGGCCCTGTCAAAATGAAAGACGGTGGTGGCCTGAAGGACATGAGTGGTGACGGTAAAATCACTCAGAGAGACCGTATTATGGCCGCTAGAGGCGAAGAGCCCGTTAAAAAAGCAGGCGGTGGTCCAATTAAAAAGTCCGGTGTAATGAAGAAAATGCGTGGCGGTCCGGTTAAGAAATAATGGCTGTTTCTGGTTCTAAAAACTTTGAGTTAGACGTCACCGAGTACATCGAAGAGGCGTTTGAGCGTTGCGGCAAAGAGGTTCGTACAGGTTACGACATTAAGACCGCTAAACGCTCTATGAACCTGTTGTTTGCTGATTGGGCAAACAGGGGGCTTAACTCCTGGACGATAGAGCAGTCCACACAGGCTCTGGTTGCTGGAACGGCAGAATATACGCTTGGGTCCGATACCATAGACATTTTGTCTGCTGTGATTCGCCGCTCTGACGTGGACTACAGCATTGAGCGCCTTAGCCGTGATGACTACCTTGCGGTGCCGAATAAGACGACCCAGGGCAGGCCCTCTCAGTGGTTTCTGGACCGTCAGATCGCTCCTGTGCTGAAGCTCTGGCCTGTCCCTGAGAACAGCACAGACGTGGTGGTATTTGACCGTCTCGTCCGAATGGATGACGCTGATACCGCCCAGAACACGGTAGAGATGCCGTTTAGGTTTTATCCTTGTTTGGCTGCCGGGTTGGCTTATTACATAGCCATCAAGAAGGCCCCGGACAGGGTACAGTTATTGAAAGCCGTGTACGAAGAGGAGATGGAGCGGGCCATCAGTATGGACCGTGACCGGGCTTCTTTTAACATTGTGCCAAGCTTGGCGTATTCGCAGAACTTGTAATGGCTAAATTTGCTGTTGGTAAAAATGCCTATGGCATCTCAGATAGAAGCGGGTTTCGTTACAAGCTGAACGAGATGAAGCGGGAGTGGAATGGCCTGCTGGTGGGTAAAGACGAGTGGGAGAAGAAACAGCCCCAGTTAGAGCCCCGCAGAAGCATCACAGACCCGCAGGCTTTGCGTAATCCTCGCCCGGATCGCGTAGAGCCTATGGACGTTTATGTAGGTCTGCCCACCCCGCAGGCCCCGAATTTACGGCCTGTGACCGGATTTGGTCAGGTTGGTAGCGTGACAGTGGTGATTTCATGAGTTTTACTTATGACGAGTTAAAAACGGCGATACAAGACTACACTCAGAATTCTGAGACCAGTTTTGTTAATAATTTACCCGTTTTTATTCGCGTGGCTGAAGAGCGTATCTTAAAGAACGTTCAGCTTACGCTTTTTCGTAAAAATGCCACGGCGACTACCACAGCAAGTAACCAGTATTTAGCGGCTCCCAGCGATTTCCTGGCTCCGTTTTCTTTGTCGTTTACGACGGGTGGGGACAAGACGTTTTTGGACTACAAAGACGTTAACTTTGTGCAAACTTATAATCCCGATCCAACGGATACCGGCGCACCTAAATATTATGCGTTTTTTGACGACGCTAACTTTTTGCTCGGACCCACGCCAGATGCGGCTTACGACGTGGAGTTGCACTACTTTTATCGCCCAACAAGCCTGACTGCTGGGGCAGGGAGCGGCACTACCTGGCTAAGTGACAACGCTGAAATAGCCTTGTTGTATGGGTCTTTGATAGAGGCGTACACCTACATGAAGGGTGAGCCGGACATGATGCAAGAATACGAAAAGCGATTTGCTGAGAGTGTGATTGCTATGAAGAACTTTGGTGAGGCCAAAGAAGTCACCGACGCATACCGAACAGGTTTGGTTATTAGGGATAAGACATGATTCAAGGCGTACAAACATCGGTAGACAATGGCTTTAAGGTAGAGGTTCAGACCACTAACAACCGCGGTTGGACGCCAGAAGAACTGGCGGATCGAGCCCTAGACAAGCTACTGCATGTTAGTAAAGACGCTGATGAGCAGGTAAGGGCACAAGCCCTTGTTTTTAAAGAGCAAATTAGACAAGTTTTGGTGTTTTACATGAAAGAGGCCATCAGATCAGATAGGACCACTATTTGTGCAGAACTCGAAAAGCAAGGCCAAAATGAGTTGGCCAATATTATCCGTAAATTATAGGAGAGGCCCCTTATGGCTATTACTCAAGCAATGTGTACGAGCTTCAAAGTGGAGCTTCTTAACGGTATACACGCATTTGGAACCACGGTCGCTAGAGCAGGCACTACTGCCGACACCTTTAACCTTGCGCTTTACACAAGCTCTGCAACTTTAGGCGCTTCAACCACGGCATACACCGCTACTAACGAAGTGTCTGGGACTGGGTATACAGCGAAAGGCGCTGCTTTGACAGCGGTTGCCCCGACTAGTTCTGGGACCACTGCCTTTACTGACTTTAATGATCTGACTTTTTCTACGGCTACCATTACAGCTCGTGGTGCGTTGATTTTTAATGACACTCAGTCCGGTGATCCAGCGGTGGCAGTATTGGATTTTGGTGCAGACAAGACGTCTACAGCCGGTGATTTTACTATTGTGTTCCCAACTGCGGACGCTAGTAACGCGATAATTCGTATTGCGTAAAAGGTGTTAGATGACTGACGTTACCGTCCCTTTAGGGGGCTGGGATTACGGCAACTGGGGTGGCGGAGAATGGGGCAATAATAGCCCTGCAATGCCCTTGGCCACCGGACAAGTGGGAAGTGTCTCTGTAACAGGAGACGCTCTTGTATCTGTCACGGGAGTCTCAGGCACCACTGGTCTAGGTAGCGCCACCGTACAAGTGGCTGCGTCAGTTAGCGTTACAGGTGTATCGGCCACAGGTATAGCTGGGTACACAGTATGGAACGTCACCGTTGATTTAGACGGTTGGGGCCGTGGAACTTGGGGTCAGAACGCTTGGAATGAGTCTCTTGGGCTTGTTGCCACTGGTGCGGTTGGCTCAGTAACCGTTCAAGAAGGTGTTGGGGTATTCCCGACAGGCGTAGCGGGCACGACTGCTTTAGGCAATGTTGTAGCTAACGCCGACGGTGCGGTGGATGTGCTTGGAAACGCAGCCACGGGACAAGTTGGAAGTCCAACAGTAACCGCAGATGCCATTGTTGCAGCCACTGGAGTTGCAGGTACTAC